AAGTCTTCATTCGTATTCACAACAAGTGGAGCCTCTGGGGGCCAAGTCAAATGGGCACCACCATTGGCTGCTAGATAAAGATTCTCAATCAACACAGTAGGCCCAGTGTCATCTTGGAACTGTACGTTCAAGGCTGTATCAGTTGATACGGTGAGTGACAGAATATACATCTTTCGGTCAGCGGTCTTCACCTTAACAGGAGCAGCAGAAGAAGCATCGGCAGAGGTGAAAGTAGCCTGGAAGTTCTGTGGCATAAGGCCGGCCAGGACTCTTCCGTATCGGTCAGTACAAATTCTAGCAGCGTCAGCATCCGCTCCAACATCGGTTGGCAACCCGGTACTATAGGCTGCGCCCATAATCTGGGGACCATCAGAACTTGCAGCAGAAGCGTGTACTGCATCCCAGTCGTCCATGATCTGTACTGCTGTTTCTATATTGGTTGTATCTCCTGCGATAGTCCCAAGGTGGGCAACACCATCATCGTCCGTAGCTAAAGTCACCCGTTGGACACCAGCTTCCAAAACACCCTCATTCATGCTAATGGCCGTGCCGCCTAGCTGTGCTAGGTTTGTTACAGTGGAACAAGTAGTAACCGTAGTGATAGTACCACCAACAATGTCGACATTGCCAATATTGTTATCACCGGCAGGCAAAGCAGCTACCACATCGCATTGCATTTGGGTACTAACTGCCCCAGCAATTGTTGCTAGGTGGGCTACGCCGTCGTCATCTGTAGCTAAGGTAACCCGTTGGCACCCCCCGTCAATGGCACCCTCGTCCATAGAGATGGCTGTGCCACTCATCTGAGACAGATTGGTAACAGTAGAGACCGTAGTTATGGTTCCACTGGCAATGTCAATATTCCCTATGTTGTTGTCTCCGGCAGGCAGAGCAGCAACGACATCTACCTGTAATTCAGTACCTCCAATACAGGCATCCAAAGCATCATCGTGTGTCCACAAGGCCCCGTTAGCATCACAACGCAGGGAAGCCCAGTCTCCCTCTGCTGGGGTTAACCCGGCCAGAGCATCGTCCCTTTCCATCATTGTAGCAGTACCAACGATAGGATTAGCCGTTGCTACATCCTCGGTATACTCAGTACCACCACCTCCACCAGTTACGTGTAAGGCACCAGTTGAACTAACCCGGAGAACGCTAACGTCACCATCAGCCTCGGTAAGGGTAGTAAGGGAATCGTCACGGACAACCCCGGCTAGAGTTACAGTATCAGTTGCCCCAAGGACATCATCAATTGGGTACTGTGTTCCACCACCGGCCCCGGTAACGTGCAATGCGCCAGTGCTGCTAACTCTTAATGGGACATAGTCACCATCCACTGGAGTAAGGGCTTCAAGAGCATCGTCCCTAACCGCCAATGCCATAACACCCACATCGTTTGCACCACAGGCAACATCCCTGGCCTTGCCTAGATTTGTTGCCCCTGCCCCAGGAACCACACTGGTGACATCGACGTCTCCGATATCAACGCCGGTATTAGTGGCTAGTTTACCAATTGATGCAGTACCAGCAGCAATAACCACTGCTCCTGTATTGCAGGCTGTAACCTTTGTATCTAGAGACGTGGTATCCCCTGCTATTGTTGCAAGATGTGCCACCCCGTCATCATCAGTTGCAAGTGTGACCCTTTGGGTCTGTGCAGATATAGCACCCTCACCAGCGGCGACATCTGTACCAGCTACATTGAGATTAACATTAAGGTAAGCTCCGTCAATGGCATTGTCCAACAACTCTACTGCTGTTTTGATAGCCCCGGTATCAGCATCTATTGTACCAAGTAAATTGTTGACCTCGTCATCCGTGGCAATAGTAACCCTCTGAACTCCAGCGGCCAGAACACCTGCTCCACCCACAACATCGGTTCCAGCAATGTTCATGTTTGTGTTGAGGTAGTTCCCATCCACCGCATTGTCAATAAGCTCAACAGCGGTCTTAATGTCAGTGGTATCTGATAGGATAGCAGCAGAATTAGTCTCAGCCTCACCAAACTTAATGTCGCCAATGTAAGTACCATCAGTAATATCACTAGCCGGGGCAGTGCGGATAGCATTGGCCTTGACACCAACATCAACAGCAATAATGGCTGAACTATCAGCAGTACCATCCGCCAACTTAACAACCTGAAAATGGTCAGAACCTACCTGATCTGTTTTAATTGAGGTTCCTGCACCAGCTGTAACAGCAACATTGTCAGCCATTTTGGGCTCCGATTACGGGATATTATAAGTTAAAGAAAGGAGTAGACCCATTGGCATCCCAGTGTCAATTGGAACAGCAGCAATGGAGGAAGAAATGTAGAGTTCAGTGTTATCGACTTGCATGATTATTGTACCGTCGGAGTGCTTGATTGTTAATCCAGCAAATTCAGGAGTAGCATCAACATGGATATCTTGCGGTCCAGACAGGGTGATAGTCCCATCAGCATCATCGGCTACAGTAACTCGGTTCGCAGTTCCTGCTACCCACGCGAATAGGTCTGAGCTAGACAGCTTCTTATCAGCATCGGTAGCAACGAGGCGACTGGCCGTGGCGTCCGGCAGTTCTATACTGCCGAACGACGGGTCAGACCCCACCCCCAACGAGTCGCGTATCTTGCCCAACGCGCGTATTGTGTCACTCTCGAACCTGGGTGAACCAGGTGCCGGGATATTGAATGTATTGTTCAGATCGCTCATGCGCGGGGCGTCCCCATTATCGGCACCGGCTGCGTGTTGGTGGAGCCACCAATTTGCGGGCGGTTGCTAAGCTCAGCAATGTACCGCTGCAACGATTGGTTTGCCTGGTTGGACGCAAACTGCAGTGCCTGGCCATGGACAGCCGTATTAGCGCCCATCTGTGCCGTCTGTAGCGAGGTCTGACTGCCGACGTCAATACCGTGCCTTGCCGTGGATGCACCAACCTGGGTACCATAAATACCTGCGGCCGTCTGCCCAAGATTCTGTAGCACGCCTGCCTTGGCCTGTGCAATGCCTACATTCGTACCGGGCCGTACTTCATTCTCATATGCGAGTTCGGCAGCGGGCATGTTGAGCGTGTTCGCCATGCCAGCGTTGACAGACTGCATTGCAATGTTGCTCATGGTTCTACGCTTACCAGTCTGGTACATTTTCTCAACGTCGCTGCCTGCACCTGAGAGGGTGTCAAGGGCCTGCTGAAACGGCTTTGTCACTGACTCTGGTGTGCCGCTGCCACCTGTAGCGGCGGCGGTGGCACCTGTCGGAGACGCTGCTGCGGCTTTCAACTTCTTCGCTTCCGCCTCCCGGCGTAGCTTCTCCATCCCATCCAGGCCCCACCCGCTGCTGCCGCCCTTCTTCCGGTAATCACGCACACCGCCACTGTTGGTTCTCAGGGTTCTTAACATCGTTAACGTAACCTCCTACCAGGCGATCCTTGTTCAAGGAGCATTTTCTCGAATCCCCATGTTTCGCTTACTGTGCTGTTGCCGAGCCTAACACCGGCATAGGCACCGCGCACACCACGCCTACGCTTGCTACCACGACTCCGGCCGGGGCCGCTGAATGTCAGTGACAGCTTGTACGCGGTACCGGCTATCAGCTTCTCAAATAGCTCTCCTGCTGTGTCCTCTGCCCACACATACATATAGGCGTCATCAGAATTATCCTCTGAGCCACCTGATATGCCGCCGGACAGCACCACATCAATAGATGATAGCGAGCCGTTCCGGCCATCGGGGCCCAGAGGGAGGGGGCCATAATCTACGAAGCTGTCAATAGCCACTGCGTCGTCATTGGTCACAGAGCTATCATCTACACGTAGGTACCCATCTTTACACCCGCCGATGAGCCCAGACAGCGTGGTATCGTTTGCAGCATAGTAGAACTGGCTATACACGCCATGGTCCGATGAGGCATCGGTGTCATAGAAGAAGCCTTGGGCCCGCAGGTCGTACCAGTATACCTGGCTGCTGCCGTCAGACAGCAGGGTGATACAGATCTTGATACCAACACGCGCTGGGTCATATCCCATTGTTATGCGGTGCGTTGATGGGTCCGCAGCTACATCGCCAACGAGATCAGGAAGCGACTCTTTGTTCACCGTGCTGACAGTAAGACCGCCACGGTCTATCATATGTAGCCCGCCGCTGCCCCAGAACCATGTGTTACCATCGCCGTCGAAACACCAACTAGTGCTATCAAATATGCCAACAGTGGTATCAATTGCCACCAGCCTACCACCCATCCCCGGGTTATCAATCATCATGTGCATCGAGGTAGCACAGCCGAACAACAGCTGCCCGTCACGGATCGGGATGATGGCCCGCACTACGTCACCGATAGCCCCTGCATTTCCAGTGCCTATGGCTGTCGGTCTATCAGCGGTGGTACGGTTGAGGTTGAAGTCCCACGGATTACCGGAGCCCGACGCTCGCGCCTGGTGTGGGTACTCTCTATCACCGGATAGGATCAGTCGCCCGCCCGATACGCCAACAAGGTATGCCTGATCTGGCATATCCCCGAACAACGTCGTGTCCCCGCCGTACACGGTCCAGTCGTACCAATGCGGAGCGGCCACCTCTGCGGCGGCGGTCATGGCGAAGCTGATGGCGTTACCATCGTCATCAGTACCAGTGACAGTCTCGCTGGCGGTGAATGTGGCGGTGGTGGTACGATACCCATACAAGACACAGGCATTCGTAAGCGCCGTGATATAGTCCACGATCATTTTGGCACCGCTGGTGCCGCCAGTCAATATATTGCCCCGGTCAGGGGGGTTTGCACCGACATCCGCCGTGGCAATCTTCGAGTTCTGAAAATCAGCCACCTTCAAGTTTGTGCCGTTGGCAACAAATACTTTGCCATAGGCCGATGCTACAGACAATTGATCGGATGTGTCGATGTCACTGTCTGATGCCGCTAACTTTACCATATCTCCTGCAGCCACGGCAATGTCCTCATAATAAAGGATGTTGTTCCCAATTGAAACCAGGCGGTGCTGCTCTTTGCTGGCAGTCGTAGTTAGTGTCACAGCCATTTTATATGCTCTCGTACCAGAGTGCGTCTTCCGCTACTGATATCAATCGTTTTTTGGTATCCCGGGCTGATGGCGGGGAAAACACATATGTGTCCCCGTACAGCTTTACAGTCTTTTCGTAAGTAGTGAGTCTCCAAAGAATACCACCGGTACTGCTGTATAGCCCGTGCCATGTATATTGTATCTCGTAGCTCAGATAGAAATTGCTTGAATCCCCGCCGTCACACTCCATGGTTAAGCAGTACTCTACCCCGGCAGATAGCTTTATGCGGTTGAACGTGTACCCTGTTATCCAAGCAAATGTTAAGCTAACCTCAGTAGCCGGTATTGTCACTGTATCCAGAACAGCACCAGTGGGCAAGTGAGATCCATCACAGGCGTATATATTGAGCCGCAGCCCCTCTACGGGTGCGATGCCATAAGCTCCACTGTAAACTTCTACATCCGTAACCCACGTGTCTGCTGCTGGCGTGAACACTTGCCCCCGCCAAGAAGTAGCACGTATGCCGGTCTGTCGCCCACCAGCTACGGCGGGTTCATCTATCAGCAACACCACAGCCATCAGGACGGTGCCTCCACTGCGGCGACAGCACAAATAGCTACTACGGGCTGCTCAGCACCGCCAATCTGATCGCCGCTGCCCCACTTCGATTTGCCGTCACGCTGCCCGCCGCATAGCCGACCACTGTAATACGGGCGGACATTCTGTAGGTTTGGGCTTGTCTGGTCGGGCTGTGCCCCGTAGGGGCCACCTTGGTGTAAGCCGCGAAATGGGAATCGTAGGATCATAGCAGTTACCCTTATGTGTTGTACGTGACATTCGGCCGCTGCACATAATGTACGCGGGGCCCGCTGCCGGATCGCATGACACCCGCCCTACGCGGGACGCTCCTGGCGTCGATCACGTACGCGGCTGGTAGATCGGACTGCAGGTACTTACCCATATACCCACGATCCACATCGGCAAACTCCTGCTCGGTGAACCCACGACAGGCCGACAGGATAGCGTCGTCAAACTGCAGCCCGGCTGGGTGGACCTCAGATGTCTCTACGTAATACGCAGCAGAGGCGGCTGCATCTGTTCCAGCAGCGGTGCCGTCTATACTGAGCCAATCGGCCACGGTAAATACGCCAGTTGCCCCGGTATAGTCAGTGATGGGGGCATAGCTGTACTTCCCAGTGCCGCTGATAATCTTGATCGTGTCGCCGTTGTAGTAGTCATCAGGATACAGGTTCGCCAACGTCGAGTCCGTCAACGACGTGGCCCCTGCTGCGGTGGCGGTACCGGACACCAGGGTGAGCTTATCAAATGATGCCTGGTATGGGAATACAATGGTGGTCTCGTCAGTGGGCTCGGGGTTTACAATCAGTTCCCACCTACGTTGCGTGGCGTTCGGTCGTATTGCAGCCACGAACGGGGCACCATTTTCGTAGACGTCGACCTCGCGGCTACGCCGTATGCTCTGCTCGCTGGTCCACTCGATCCCGCACGCGTCTTGCTCAGCAGCGAACGTGATCTGTCCAGTTGTCTGCCCCTGGAAGTCTTGGCTCAGAAGGTACCGGGCGGGGTCGGAGTCGATAACAAGTAGGGACTTGCAGATCCGATACTCGCTTGTGGTGTCAGGTGTTGACCCCCCGGACAGTGCGGTAAACTCGAAGATGCCAGTTGCTCCAGTATAGTCGGTGACAGTGGCGTACTCGTCGATCCCGGTTCCAGCAGTGATGGTGATCTTGTAGGTGTTGAAGAAGTCATCAGCATAGTCTGCCGCAATACCGCTATCGGTCAGCGTAGTAGCTGCTCCAGCCGTGGCCGTACCAGTGTAGGACCGGACCAGATCAACCTCCATCATTCGGTTACGCCATCGCCAGCCCTCTATGGGGCCGTGGGCTATGAAGTGTCGCACCGCATCGTTGACCACCTTAAGGCATCGGTCCATGTCAGAGCGGTCGGTGGGTGCCATGGCCTCTTCATTTCCGGTCGTCCCATAGTAGCCTATTTCGGCTGCAATGGCGACCTCTTTGACAAGGTCGTATACTGATAATGCCGAGGTCGCTTCTGCCATGTCAAATCCTTCCAGTAAGAAAAAGCGGGACCAGGGCAGGGGAACTGACCCCGGCCCCGCCAAGAAACGCTCGCAATCGTGCCGACTCAAACGGTAGAGGCATAGCGAGCGTCAGGCTGCGGATAGTATCCGCAGGGTTGCTACTACCTGTTACAACTCCTGGGCGATACGCACCCAGTCGATAGTAGACTCTGCTGTGTCGTCGCTTGAATTCACGGCGACAAAGTAGAACGCCAACTCTTCCCCAGTGGGGAACGTCGCTGTCGCCAGCAAGCACGTATCAGCCAGTGCTACACCATCGGCGTAGAACGTGACAGTGGTACCGTCACAGTAGATGCCGAGCTTCTTATATGTGGCGGCCTCGATAGTGACAGCATCAGCCTTAACCGAGACGGCAGCGCCACTGTTCTTGCGATGTACAGTGTCGAACTTGTCACCGTCAGCAGCCAGCTTATGGAAGCCTACGTAGTCAAGATCGTTCAACGTATCGTCATTGGCAATAAGCGCCAGAGTAGAGTTAAGCCCCTCTTGTGCGAACCCGCAGAAGATGCCGAACTTGGCGTCGGTGATGTTCACTGACTTCACACGGGCCTCGAACCAGAACTTCTTGCCAACTACGAACTTGATCTGGCCAGCAGTGTTCAGCCCGCCGAGGATACAGATACCCGCGTCTTCGTTGTCCGTCGTACAGCCCAGGGTGAGAGTCCCGACCGGCTCGTCGGTTTCCATCGAGATAACAGAGCCACCTGTAGAGGCGGAAAAACCTGTCACACCGTGCCCGAGATCAGTAACGGTCTGAGCGGCAGCCAGCACATAGTTGCCGTCGTGGAAGTCATTAAAGTACGTTAGCCCGTCGTCCGACCCCATCTGGAACTGTAGCCAAGGGCATGTGTCCCAGATTAGCGGACTGGAGTTACGACCAGCGGCAAGACCAGCAAGTTCGGTGGCCTCGATATGGGCCACTACTTCTGCGGCCGAAACAGCAGAGTCAATGTTCTCCACCGTCACTACCTGGTTGAAGTCACACGACAAAGCTGTGCCCTCGTTGATGTACTGGGCCCCGCTGTCCGTGTCGATGAAAGTGCAACCTGGTGCATACCCAACCGTAGTGTCTACCGGCTTCGTAATGCCGTACACGAAGGTCTTACCGTCCTCTGTTACGTGCTGGGATCGTGGAGCCGCAATCCCGGCAGGTGCCGGGACGTGCTCCATATCCTGCAATTCTTTGTATTGAAAAGCCATGTGGCCTCCTTATCTGCCGCAAGCGACTTTGTCGTTCGCGTAGCGGACCCAGTCGATCTGCAGGTCATCAGCCCCACCGGCGTCGTCCTTGATGCCGATGATGATACCGAGGGCATCGTCCAGCTTGTCGCCGGTCAGGTCGTCAATATCTAGCGTTGTGGTCTGGGCTGTACCATCCACATAGAACGTCACGGTGGACTTGCCATCGAACTTGAATCCGAGTTTCTTGTACACGTCGTCGTTCGTGGTAGTACCCGCGGTGTTCGTCACCACATCGGCCTGAACAACTGTGACTGTGCCACTATCACCGTCCTGGTGATATACGGTATCGATGCCACCCATGTTGGTGCCATTAGTACCGGCCATGAAGCCGATAAAGTCGTAGTCAGCCAAAGCAGTCGTGGGGTAGCTGGTGGGATCATCGGCAATAGCATCAGCCGCCATGAGGGCGGCCTCGCCGAGACCACAGATGATCGAGGCATCCGCGTCACCGTCCAAGACCTTGATGCTGGCCTCGAACCACAGTCGCTTGTTGCTGTTCTTCTTGATGACCTCGTTACACAGCATGTTGGAACAGATGAACGCTTCGTCGTCCGCCGACCCGCTGCCGCTGAGGTTGATGACGCCATCGGCCTCGTCAGTCACTACGGCGGTATCGGGGCTGGTTCCGACCACATACCAAGGACCAAGCTGGGTGGCGTTGGCAACGAAATTCATGGTGAACGTGTCCCACACATACGTCAGTTCGTCGGGTGCAACCAGGGACTTATCGACAGGGCAATCACCCCAGATGTTCGGGCTCGGTTGCCCGGCCGTCCCGGCGGTACTGTATTTCACGGCTAGACTCATGGTTATGCTCCTTTGTGTTTGTTGATGTAGTTGATTACTTTCGTGAGAATGTCTATGTCGTCCCTTGCAAAGCAGTTCGCGTACTTTACCGGTATCGTGGTCGTGGTCTACGCATAACCGCGTCACTGCGGCTCTACCAGTATGACCCCGCCACATCTTAGTTTCCGGCTCGCTGCATATCACACAGACTCCGTCCTGTGCCGCAAACATACGGTCATAGTCATCTAGGGTTATGCCGTACACGTGTTGTAGACGTTGGCTCTGGTGTGCGCGTTTTCCGTGCTTTGTCCTAAGCCGCGCTCTTCTATTATCCTCAGCGCACGCTTTGCATGTGCGACGCACTCCTAACCCCGTCTTCGATTTGTGGAACGCATCCTTGGGTTTAACTGATCCACATTTCTTACATTTCAGCATGTCGGACAATCCCCTTATCTCCTACTTGTTAGGCAGTGATGGCCTTGTGGATCACGAAACCCGCACTCCTGGGGTCATCACACCAGATATTATGGGCTCCATCTTTGAATAAAGTCCAGACGGTATGCTGCTTCGTCCCACCATGGACCGGCCCGCGCGTGTTCATCCAGTAGCCCGAGTACACGACCGGCTTGAAGATCGACAGGTCAACAAAGTACCACGGATCAGTACTGTCAGCGGTGACAACATCAGTCGCAGCATCCAAGCTCTTGATGCCGATGACATCGACGCTGTTGATCATCATGTCCGTACCCTCGGTCACAACCATGCGACCGAACGCGTCCTTCGTGGTGTGAACGTCGTCCTTGGCATCGAGGTAGTCAAACATCTCAGCCTTGTTCGGACGGCCAGTGTAGATACGGGACTTCGCGGATTTGCGAACCTCAAAGGAGGTGGCACCCAGCGGGGCCTTGAACTCGCGGTAGAGGAACGCGGTACGCAGCTTCTTGATCAGGTCGTTGTTGACCGCCGTGTAGGTGTCCGCCCAGTTCTTCCAGGTCGTGTGCGTGGCGGCGTCGATACCCGAGCACACAGTACCAGTCGAGCCGTTGCGATAGCGGATCGTCTGACCAGAGAAGTCACCACCATCAGTGGCGTCTGCATCCAGCATCCGAATGTAGTACGGGATGCCACGGGGGTACTTGTTGTCGGTCGCGCTGGTCGGGGCCTGCCACAGGGCATCCTCAAACAACTTGGCAAGGTTCCACAGGGCCTGGGTCTCTTTGACCTTGGCAAGGTCGATGAAACCCTCGGGATCAGACTTGTTCTGCAGGATCTCGAACTCATCCCAGGACCAGTTCGCAGTCATACGACACCAGGGCATCGTGAACTCTTCAATTGACTCACCCTGAGAGAGTTCATCGACTTCGTAGTAACCGACATAGCGAGCGGTGCCAGTCTGACTCAGCAGGGCCTTGCCAGTGATCGTGGTCCCGCCCTGTTTCTTGATGGAGTCTTCGTTGAAGATACGGGCAGCCTCGAAACGGTTGTCGTCCCAGGTGACCGTAAGCTCGTTTTTGGGGTACTTGGTGTGAGTACTGGCAACCAAGCCCGCCAATTGATCATACGTGTAACTCATAGTGTCCTCCTAGGCTGGCTCAACCGAACACGCTTTTGAGTTCGGCAGCCATGCCTGCTACAGCTTCTTTGTGGCTATGCTCACCACCGGAACGCTCCGATGGCCGTTGTCCGCTGGGCCTCAGTGTGACACCCTTCTCACGCTTCTTGGCCGACGCTGTGATCCTACTGCGGACCACTTGCTCGGTCATGGGCGCGGATACTTCAAGGTGGGCACGTTCCAAGGCCTCTGCGGTACCCATCTTTATCCCTGATGCAGCTGCACCGTACAGTAGCATCTGGGCACGGTTACACACCTCGACCCGGTTCGCCTTCTGCCCGGGCAAGAGGTGATCCCAGTTACCGAGGACAGACTCGTTTGAACCATACAGGTCCGCATACGGCCCAAGGTCGGGAGACCCGAAGAACGTACCGATCTGCTGGCGTGAATTAACCTCCTCTTCTACTGTTCTGGTTGGCACCTGCGATTCAGCTACGGACTGTTGCACAGGCTGCTGGCGATCCTTCAACAGGGTTGTCAACACCTCAGCCATTGGGTCATCGTCACCATAGTGGTCCTTCACCTTGGCAATGAGATCGGCAACCTTACCTTGCGGCTGCGCGGACTGGGGTGCGGGCTCAGGCGTATTCTGAACCTGTTGTGCGGCTCTGCCAATCTCACCGAGTCGCTTCGATTCGGCGTTGACCATTTCGTAACACTTGGCGAGTGTCTTTGCCGCGAGATCAGGGGACGCATCATACAGTTCCGAGATCCCTTCTGCTTCCATGCCCATACGCAGGGCAGCACGATAGTGACTGTCAGACAATGCTGGCTTGTCGGCTTCCCCAGCGTCATCGTCGGCTTCCGGGTCAGGATCAGGATCAGCTTCCCCTTCCTCGGGCTCAGGATCAGGCTCAAGGTCGGGGGTAGGGTCACCCTCAGCTTCCGGTTCGTCAACGACGGGCTCGGGGGTAGGCGTCCCGGTTTCACCCGGGGGGGCAATGCCTCCGTCAAAATCGATTTTGTCTATCTCAGCTTGCAGCGACTCTACTGCCTTGACTTCCGCTGCCATCTGATCTTCGTGTTCTTTGCTCATATTCGGTTCCCCTTAGATTAGTTGCTTTCGTCCGCCTGCCTTCACGACACCACGGCCATCGTAATACTTGTCCGCCTGCGCGACCGAGGTCAGTACCGGGCGGTTAAGGTGGTCTATCTCAACACCCGGGTACCGCTCCCGGTGCTCTGCACGTTGCGACGGATGGATGGCCAACGCATCCGAGTGTAGGGCCTTGCGGTAGCCGCTCTGGTACACCTGGGGTATGTTGGCAGAGAAGTCCTTATCCATCAGAGCACCGCACGAGGGACATAGCTCTGTGCGCCCAGATTCTGCCATGGGCTTGACCACATCCTGGCGTCCCTCGCACTTGGTACACACATAGGCATAGGTTGCCATTACTTCTTCCCCTTCTTGCGCTTATCGACATCAGACGGCATGTCTTTCGCCGTCACACCGGCTGCGGCCAACTGCGACTGCACCTTCTTCGTGGCAGCAGTCTTCTTGTCGGCCTTTTTCTTCTTGGCCACCTTCTTGGGCTTCCCCCAGTCCGGGGACTGCATCTGCGGATACTTCTTCTTCATGTTGGACTCTGCCTTCACTCTTTCAGCGAGGGTGCCCTTGCCGATGGCGATCTTCTTTTTCTTCTTGGGTTTGCCGAACAGTCCCATTACATACCTCCACGATTCAAGTTCTGCTGCCCAACGGCCGCTGCGGCCTGGGCGTTCTGGTTAAACTCCTGGGTCGGTGTCCCCATTGGCGTGCCACCCACAGGCATGCCGCCGTTCTGTGTCACGCTCTGGCCCATGTCGCCGCTCTTCTTGGGCGAGCCCATTATATCAGCGTACCACTGCATGCGGGCCTGGAAGTTCTTGTCGGTCCAGATACCATCAGCGATAGCCGATATGCCAAGCTCATCAGCCACGGTGGACAAGTACGTCGAGATATTGAACGGCTGCCCAGCCTGAGTAGCAATCTGCAGTGCAGCAAACGCTTGCGGCAGGACCTGTGTAGTGAAGTACGTCACGGCCTTCTCACGGGCGATTGGGTCAATCTTGCTCATAGACCGCTCGACAATCTCGAACCCGAGTGTCTCGATGCGGCCAGTCTTATCATCAGGCGTCAAGTACAGTTGCTCCTCCTCGCCAGTAGGCAGCCGCTTGATCAGCGGGATGCCGGGCTGTCCGGGTTGGAACAACAGGTCGTCATTGTGCAGGAACCAGGCCTGCTTACCAGCAATCTCCCCGGTGATATCATAAACCATGTCCCGCATATCACCGATACTCACGGACGCATTCTGCTGCAGGATCTGTTGGCCAGTCGCCTTATCAGAGTTGATTGCGGAGCCACTCATCATATCCGGGTTACCAGCCACGAGGTTGAACCAACCGTACAGGTTCTGCGTCATCTGCACGGTGCCCTGGTCAGCACCTTCATAGGATTGGATATTGATACTGTTCGGGTCCTCGGTCGCTATCCACTCACCGTCGACGGCGTCTTGTACTGCCATCGCCGCGTCGTAGTTGGCGGGGCTATACAGGCCCACATTCTTCTGCCGATCAGACTGATCCATTGCCTTCTTGAACAATCGGTTGGTCATGTCCGCGAGATCGCGCCACACGCCAACGGGTGCCACCGGGAACGGGTTGTCCGGCACTGGCTGCGTGATCGAGCCGAACGTATAGTGGCCGTCTTCGGGGCCATAATACTCGGACACGTTGAGGAAGTCCTTCATCACGGCTTCCTCGGGATCGGGGATGTAGCATACCGATTCCGCCTCTGGCACCCACACCTCGGCAATGTTGACGTAGTCCTGCCAGGCGTTGAACTCCATGGACTGCGGGTCTCCCTGCGTGAGCGCCTCAGCCCGCTCATCGTGCTTCGTGCCCGCTCGGGGGAGCCGCCGGATAAGGTCCTTGTCCCACCCGTCCATCTTCATCAGTCGGGCCCGCTCGATATGTATGCGGTGCCCAATAAAGTCCGCCTTGCTGAAATCGCGGCACAGCGGATCACAGGTCATGTCATCAAGGCTGATCAGCTGTGTGTAGATCTGCATCGGGTCTACGTTGATGTCCTCAACGAGCTTACCCGTGTAGTCGAGCGATGTCTTGAACGTGGCTAGCCCGCCGAGGGCCATGTCGACAATACTGGCACGCAGTATCCGGTGCAGTTTCAGCTGCTCATGCAAGTCACCCAGTGCCAAGCCCATCTTCTCTGCGTAGTCGCGCTGCTGCAGGATCTTGGTGACCACCTTTGTCATGCCATTCTTCTGCACAAGGTTGGGCACCAGGGCCCGGATGGCAAGGAACACCAGGTTGATCGGCCGCTCGCCGGTCAGGCCATGCTCCTGGGCCATGTACGTGCCGATGTATTCACGTACCGCGTACGCCCGGGCCTTACGGAATCGCTCGAACCGCTTGAACCCCTCCAGGGCGCTCTCACTCAGTTTCTGTGCAGTCAATGATCGGGACATAGGTGCCTCGTATATAGAGTAAATGCTTGGGTAGCTGTACTATGTTGTTAGATTTTCCACCTATCCGCAGTTTTCCCGCTGTCACCTGTCAGCCACACTTCATCACCGGAGAATAACAGCACAACATCCATGTCGCCCCCCTTCCGGTAGACAAGCAGCTGCTTGACAGCATCGGGGTTATCCGGGTCATGCACATAATGCATCTCAAACTTAACAGGTTCATATACTAGTGTTCTTGCCAAACTTGGCTCCCCGCCCTTTGTGCAGGGGCCCCCTTGGATCACTTTTAGAATCATAATCTGCCTGCCTTTCTGTCTATGCTACCCAAGCACTCCTACCTAAATGAATACGGTCTCTGCCAACCCTTCGGTTTCCGTGACGCCTGCTTCCACTTGTTGAACCGGTGCTCCCACGTTGCTTCCGGGGCATCAGAGAAATTCGTACGCAGTTTTATCTTGGCCTTGTTCAGCGTCGTCAGGGCATCGGCAATCGTTCGGTCACCATGCCCCAGGTACTCGGCCTTGCTCTTGTCGCTCAACTCTGCGGGGCCCACGCCACCGCCCGGATACGTGATGTACGTCTTGGTTTGGTCTAGGCTCTGCTGATCACGGTTTATGACCTTGCCCTCGCGCATCTGCCGTTCATATTCCCGCAACAGCAGGTTCTTGCGCTCACGGTTGGAGTGCCAACCGTACTTTGCTGTCTTCTTGGTCGTCACCTGTCCAATGGTCTCATCGCGGTAGTAGAACGGGTACTTCATCTGCTTGATGAATACGTTACCGAAGTCCCACCCTGGCCCATTCATTTCCCACGCGACAAACGGCAGGTGGCGGGGTGCGGCACCACCGACCCATACGGCCAAAGCGACGATAGTTCTCGCGGCGTCGTAGGGCGGGGCAGTCTTACTAGCCCACTTGGCGACGATCTCACCTGTCTGATCACATCGGATCGAAGCGACGGACTCCGTTGTCGTGTCACCGCCCTGCCCCCTCGACAGGTCAATACCCATCGTGTAGGTCTTGGTCTGGTCGAGTCGCCCCTTTATCAACGGGGCCCAAACAGACAGGTCCCCCTTTGGGCCCCGGGTCAGCTTGACGGCCGTTAGGTCCCGACGACGTAGCAGCAGCTTGGCCACAGAGCCGTTTGAGATCTTGTCACGCAACTCAATGTTCAGCTGCATGCGCGGCTTGCGTGCATACATGGCTGCGTGCTTGTCAATCTCGGTGTTCGTGAAGAAAGAATCCCCAACTTCGCTCTCCATAGCGTAAATTTCCCGTGCCACCTCCCTCCAGCCATTACGCTCAATCTCTGACTCGATGAACGGGCTGGTTATACGGTACTCCTTGGTAACATCATCCTGTAGTACGAAACGGCCCGCACCTTTGCGGGGGTGGTCCCATGCGTAGATTCCGAACACGTCAATGGTGCCACTATTTTTCCAGTTTGAGTAAGTCGAGCCGGGGAGATTAACTGTCGAGTTCACAATTCTACACGGGGTCATGGCCGATGTAGACCGTTTGATAGACTCCCCATTATCTGCCTTAGCAAACTCATCGAGGAGAACAACGGCGCACTGGTCGCCTGATAGTGCTGATGCGTTAGTAGACTCACCAGCTATAGTTGAACCGTTCAGTTCGTTATGGATGCGCATAGTAGTTCGGTTATCCCGTCCGCGCCTGAGTACGCCCGGGGGGCACATCCATTCTGGCAAGTACGTGTTGATCGTGTCGTGCTTAAAGAACAGTGACTTGCTGATCGGCGAGTCCACAAGGCTCTCTACGCGGCTTAACTCACGTATCTGCGTGCCCGGTCTGAACAACCACAACCAGTGGTTAAACATAGCACAAATCCACGACATGCCCATTTGACGACTCTTGTCAAACAGGCAATCTTTCCCAGTCGTGAAGTGTTCCAGTAAAAATTCAAACGCCTCGTCCTGCTTCTCGAAGGTGATGAACGGATGCAGTGACACCTTCGCCGGGATATTACGGTGCAGTGTCGGATCGATCTCCTGCTCCCACAACGTCCAGCAGAAGGAATTTACCCACCACAACACCGACGCCTTACACGCGGCCTTAAGGTCGTTCTGCAGCACCGGGTCGTGTTTAGCCCTGTGGAGCAGCTTCTCGCGGTATACCACATTCTCGCTCTCGCGCATGGGCACGATCAGGCCCGTCCGGGAGCATGTCCAAGTCTTACGCCCGGATGGGAATGGCGTAGATAGCTCGGGTTTTATGCTGGTGTCAGCCATTACTTACCGTGCCCCACTAGGTAATCCGCAGCTGCAATGCACCGTTCCGGCGTATCTCCCAACAGTCCTATTGCCTGATTACAGTTAGAGCACAACAGCCCCCGTATTTTACCGGTGCTGTGGTTATGATCTACACACAGATGTCGCAGTGCCCCGGCGTACGTCACGGTCTCTGGTCTTTTACAAATCGCACACATACCATCCTGCGATTCCCACATCTGCTCATACTGTTCAAGGGTAATCCCGTAGTTAGTTTTGAGGCTCTGCCGCCGGACATATAGGGGATCGTTCTCTATGCGTTCCCTTAGTTTCATTGCGTTGTATGTGCTATAGCACTTCTTACACCAGCTCTTACGCCCATCTCCAGCCTTTGGGGACTTCCCGAACGCACTTGCCTTCTTCTCCACTCCGCACCGGGAACATACCTTAGTCAGCATCAGCGTCCCTTATAACGTCACCCGCCATCGTATTCAGCCTATCCGTATTGAGCCTTGAGATTTTATCTGGTACGGACTCCTTGCCATCATCAGCCTTGGTATCGTTAGACCCAGGCTTACCGTCTGAGCGGTCGAGCACAATTTTGACGTAATCTATGCTGCCCGGCGTGACAGTGCCATCTTCATCAGTTGTTGGCAGCGCCATCGCCCAGCACTGTCTCGCCAGGGCCTCGGCCTTACTGATGATACGCGGGGGGCCCAGGATACCGGTGCTGGTGTCCTGCACTACCTCAGTGAGTTCTGTGCCCACCGAGCGGATCAGTTCACTCAGAGCCCTACCGGCTCGCTGCTTGTTGCCAAGCTCGCGGAGATCATCGCCGTGGGGGTGTGGTTCAACTTTTTTCTTAGCTTTTTTACGTGGCATCTATGACTCCCCTGCTGTCACCAAATAGCCGCAGGCTTCGGACACGACCAAGATCAGTCAGGTAGACCTGCTCGATCTTAGTGCCCCAACCCCGCGCGGCACCGGCCAGGTGCTTGCGTAGCTCCTGCTTCACGGCCTCGATGTTGTGGCACTCCTCAAGCGTGCAAGTCTGCACGAACTCAAGGATCACACCAAGGGCCAGCGTAGCGAGCCCCTTATCAATGTCCTGCACTGCAAACAGGGCTTTCTCGATATCACTGATGTGGTACCGGAGAGCCCCGGACACTACGATCTCCTGCCCATCCTTGGTGCGTATGGTCTGCGGTGGCAGGTCGACTACCTGCGTCACGACCTCCATGGCAATGACTTTCTGGATCAGTGGCCACACTATGTACCACCCTGGGGACAGCACCCTGTAATGGCTGCCGCCAGTTATACGAGCAGCCATCTCGGTCGGTTCTATCATCACCAGCGTCGGTATCAGCGACAGTATCTTATCGAAGATCTGTTGTAGCCACTCCACGCGTTAGTCCCTGCCCCCCGAGGTGACAGACATACCCCCCATGCCGCCGTGTAAGGCCACCAGCCGTGATAGGGGGGTCATGTCTGGGGTCATATCGCTCTACCTCCTCGGATGATCAGGCCCCGTTTCTTGAGGGCATGGTATCTCTGTGAATACTGCTCAAAAGTCATTTTGCCATAGGCGTACTTGTACCGCAGATCCTCCTCCTCACGGGAGATCTGCCTCGGTCTACGGTTGTCGCCTTTGCCGCTCATGTCAATTAGCCCTGCCAAACCGATGCGTAGCCATGGGGACCTCATCCTGGGGCCAAACCACGGCCACGTCTTCCTCCTTGAGGACCAGGGCGGGCTTCTCGTCAACTACCAGATCAAAGATACCCGTCTGCTTGACCCGCATCATAGCGAGCAGCGGCACGAGGACAGTGTCACCAACCTTAAGGCTCTTGACGTCGGGGCCAATGCAGATGACCTCACCCTTGTTGGATTCCTCCTGGGCTGAATCGGGCAGTAGGATGCCCTTGCGCTCGCTTTGGTTCTCACCGCGTATCACTATGATATTATCGTGAAGACATTTCATTTGGTTCCCCTTACTCAGTTGTCAGCGACTGTTCAAGTACCACTCCGCGAAGCCACGGTAAAATTCCTCCATGACAACGGGCTCCTCCATATCTTGCACGACATTAAACCTACACAGGGCAAAGTGGGTACGCACGGCTTCGATGGTGTCGACAAACCTGGCGACGGGTACCGAGAAGTTCAATGTCTCAGCCTGTCCAGCGACGAGAACACCGATCACCTCACCATCGAGATTGAACACAGGCCCGCCCGAGTTGCCGGGAAAAGCCGGTGACGTCGACTGCAGCATCACGTGCCAGTTGTACCTCTTATACTGCTCCCAGCCGTTGCGGGAGTAGAGATCGCGTTCGAGGGCCGACAGGATGCCAACGGATACAGAGTTAAAGTTGTCCCGGCCAAGGGA